TATCACCTAATTGGTAATGTGTAATTTCTTTAATTCCTTTTTTAACCATATCTACAGCCATATCTTCAGAAGAACCATATTGGGTTCCCATATATCCTTCTTTTTGATTTTCTATTAGACCAGCTTTTTCATAAACATCATCATCAGTTAATGATATCCAATTTGCTTTAACATAACCCATTTCACTCATATCATCAATTGTAGATTTTGAGAATTTTACAAAATCATCTTTAGTGATATCTTTACCTTTGGGGAAAGATGATTTAAATTTATTTAAGATATCTTCATCTTCATAAGATACAAAAATATCTAATACTTCATCATATGAATGAGAAGCAGGAGAAGCAGTAAAAGCAGCGTTTAGATCATAATCTTCGTCTTCGTCTTCATCCTCATCATCATATTGATCACCTTCATATTGATTTTCTACTACTGTGTTTCTTGCATATGATCCTAATTTGTTTTCAAATAGGAATCGTTTCATGTCAAAATTATCTGCCATTTTATTTTAGTTTTGTTGATTTAAAAAATAATGATTTAGTTTGTTCTTTAATTTCTTGGATTGCTTTTTCGGTGTATTTTTTATATTTAATTTCTTCACCTTCATTTAATTCTGATTTCAAGCGATCCATATATTCAAACAGACGATTGATTTCATTTACTTTTTTCTTTACTTCCTTAACTGCTGAATGATATTGCTCAGGTTTAGTACGTGTTTTAGTACTGTTTTTGAATTGAGCGTATCCTTCATTTAATTCTTTTTCAAATAATTGTTTATAATCAATTGCCTTAGACTTACGATTAGGGATTGATGGAGCAGGTTTCCAATCTTTTGGTGTACCTTTGTTATCACGTTTACCAGAAGCATATTTAGTTGCTACACCAGCATCAACACCTGGAGTTACAGAAGCGCCAGTGCCTGTTGTAGACATTTCCTTTTTAAGGAGTTTAGCAATTTCTTGTTTTAGGGTCTTCTTATCCATTGATTTTCTTAATTTCTTCAGCTAATTGCTGATATTGAAGTAAAGCTACTATGTGTTCATCTTTAACAGACGACTTAGCAGATATCGGTTTAATTAAACTTATAACTTCGTTTAACTTGATCTCAGTTGTCTTATCGTCAACTTGGTCAGTTAAAGAGACTAGTTCTAATTTAATTTTATCTAGGTTTTCGTTAATAAAAACTTTTAGATGTTCTGGATTAGAAATATTATTAATAAATTCTTTAAGGACTAATTTTTGTCTGTTACTTAAATCAGCATATTTGTTATTGAATTTCTCAATTAACATTCTATATGCTAATAAGCGAATATTTTTATCTTCTTTATTGAATGCTTTTGTAGTATCAGTGTCAGTATTTTCAATCAATTGTTTTTTGGTTATATGTTCCAAAATAGTAAGTTTGTTAAGCACAATTTGTTTAGGCTCTACAAACTTAGGTTCCATTGATGATTCAAATAAAGTATAAGCTGCTGCTAATACATTATAGTTAGTAATTTTAGATTTAAAGAAACTCTCTAAATCATAATGTTTTTTAATCTCTTTAATAAGATTATATTTTTCTTTAAGTAATTGTTCTTTATCTAGCTTTTTTGCTAAATCAACAGTAGTATTAACTAATACTTCAGCTTTTCCTTCAGTTAAGCGAGGAGCTGTTACAATAGTATGATAAAGTTTGTGTTCTTTAGCTAGTTCACTGTGTGTAAAGAATTTTTTTACAACTTTCACAGCTTTAGAATCAATATTAGCTAACGTATCACTAGCGATTTGACGCACTAATAGCTCAAATAATACACCAGTGTTACGAAATTTGTTATGTTTAATACGCATGGTTTAGTATAATGGTACTACTTATAAATATATAAATTATCCAACCTCATCACGAATGTTATCCTCATTTAATAAATCACTTTGTTCGTATAACGATGTCTTGCGATTTACAGGTAAATTTTCAAACATTTTCTTGTTTTGAGCTAGTACTTCTAATGCTAGAGGTGAACCACCTTTCCAAGCGGTACGAGTTATACTATCTTCTTGATCAACTCCTGCAGTACTATATGTTTTAGCACCAATTCTATCTTTTCCAAATGGATTATCTTGTCTATTAATATTTGAAACAGAAGCTTTAGGACGACCTACTAAATGAACGGGTTCATTAGGATTTTTCTCATCATATCCTGTTGGTACAGGTCCATCTCCTCTACCCTTACCATAAGCAGAAGCTAATTGATGTGGTGTACCATATACCTGACCTGTTTCTGATGGGTCATTACCTTCAGTTTCAATTTGATTTAATCTAAATTTACGAGTTTTATCTTGAATTACTAAATCACGATACTCATCATATTGATCTTCACTAAAGTGGAATAAATTATCATAAATCCAATCAGATGGTAATAAATTATTTTCCATGATTTGAGATGCTAAATCAACTTTTTCTTTCATTAATGCTACTCTTTCTTGATCATAAATGATAGAAGGTGTAGTTAATGATAAATCAAAGTTAGTTAATGATTCACCATCATATCCTTGAGTATATAAGTGCACTAAGGCAATTTTAGTTAATTCAGATAATAATATTCTTTGAATACGTTCTACAGTACGAGCAAATCTAATGTCTTCAGCTGCTAATGTAGCTTTACCAGTTAAATCTTTCTCGTAACCCATAAACGCTTTAGGTATTTTTAAAGCAGCGAATAACTTATCACGTAAGTATGCAACGTCTTCAATACCGTTGTATTCTAAACCTTTAGCTGTGTCTATACGTGTACTTTGATCATTACCACGAACTGGGATATAAAAATCCTCCATCATGTTCATCATGTTGTACTTTAAGTTGTATTGACCAGTAGTTGGATCTACAAATGGTACTTTTTTCAACTTCTGAACTGTTTTCTGCATAAATGCTTCTACCTCATTTGGTGGAATAGCACCTACATTCATATAGAAAATACGTTTTTCAGGAGCACGAACAATACGATGTATTAACATCGCATCTTCCATTAATATCATTTGTTTAAATATCTTACGACCTGGTTCTAAGTAACTTCTACCATAAGGTAAGTAGTTAACATCACTTAATAATCTAAAGTGAGCCATTTCGTAATTTTCAAAGTAAATATCTGATGTAGAAGTACCTAAAGCTGCTTGTGTTTGAGGAGCAGAAATACCTGATACACTAGTTGGATCATATTTAAATCTTACATAAGTAGGATTTTTAGGATTAGTACCTTCTTCTCTAATAATTGAATAAGATGAGAATGGAATTACATTATATACACCAAATTTTTCAGCGATTTCTAATTTAAGATAAAAATCACCATACTTACACATATTACGAGACCAACTCCATAAATTAAACTCGATATTTAATACATCGTAGAATAAATTATATAATATTTTTTGAATATTTTCATCACTAGAACGAATATGAAGCATTTCTCCATGTTCATTTTTAAGTGTACATTCATCAGCTATAATATCAAGTGCAGAAGCTACAATAGCGTCTGTATCCATTGCTTCATAATCAGCATAAAGTTGTACTCTTAATGATTGATAATTATAAACGTTATTTAAGTTATAAATACCAGCGCCTGATGTTGTATAAATTTTAGTAAACCTATCTACTAACGCGTTAGTTTGTAATGTACCTAACGATTGTATTCGGTCTGTATCTATTACTCTTAGTTCATCTCCACCTACGTTACGAATAACGACATCTGAAGAAAATAATCGTTTTAGATTGTCAAATAATCCCATAATTTTTTATTATATGTTATAAATATTTATTTAAATCAGCCAACTGATATCTTCTTTTGATCCGTTTTCAAGATTCATAGACCATGGACTATTTGATCCATAATCATTAGGATTATAATTGCCTGCTGTGCTTGGAAGATAATTAACTTTTCCTATGCCTCCAAGCGAAGCACGAGTTAAGTCCATAGCTGATTGTCCAAATCGTAAGGCTGTATCTCTAAGGAACATACCAATACCAAATGACATTACTAAGTCATCATTATATCCATCACTAGATTGTGCTTTACCATGTTTCCAAATGAAGGTTCTTAATTCTTCAAGTGTACGTCTTGATTGGATAACACAAGCGCGTTCACGCATATATGATTCTAATTTAGCAATTAATAAAGGACGAGTTTTTAATGAGTTAGTAAAACCAGGTACTAAATTATTTTCATTTCTGTTAATAAAATTATCCTGATTAATGTTTGCAGTATCTGATTTAGATGAATAATATAAATTTTGATATCCTCTATCAATAGCAGTTTGAATTGTATCCCAACCTATGTTAGCGTTTTCAATTACTAATAAAGCTGTATTATACTCAGTAGCTAAAGTAACTAATAAATGACCATAATCACGAGTACCAATTTGTCCTTTATATTCTGCTACTTGGGTAGCTGTTTCTACATCAATAACATGACATGCTGAAAAATCCTTTCCATCACCACGTGCAACATCAGCTACTACTAAATAATTTTTAGTATAATCTGGATATTCCCAGCGCCATAGGTTACCATCAAAACCACCTTTATCTATTGGTTCTGCTTGATATGTTTGGATATACCAATTTAAAATATCTGGTTCTACTACTGTATCACCTGATGTACTAAAATCACAATCACATTCTTGGGCAGCGTTTCTAGGTCCTAAGATAGCATCTTGTTCATCTCTCCATGTTTGATTTCGTTCAGGATGGACAGTCCAAGGTAATTTAATAGCGGTAAAACCATTTTTACCTTCTTCACCACCAATAAATGTTCTATGAAACCAATTACCTGTACCAAATGGAGTTGATATAGCGATACATTGACCACCAGTAGCTAAGGTTTGTTGAGCAGAAGCAAAAATCTCATCAATTCCTTCAATA